GGGCGGCAACTATTTTGCACTGCCCCCATCGCGCTGCTGGCTTATATGGGACAAGCCCGACAGAGGGTTGTCGATGGCTGATGCCGAGCTGGCGTGGACCAACCTGGACAAGAACGTTCGCAGTTTCAGCATATCGCGCAACCCGGACGGGAAGCGCGAACACCCCACGCAAAAGCCGCTTGCGCTGATGGCGTGGTGTATCGAGCAGTTAGGAATCAAAGCAGGACAAACCATTCTTGACCCCTTCATGGGCAGCGGCACTACTGGCGTTGCTGCTGTCCAAATGGGCTGCAAGTTCATCGGCGTTGAGCGCGATCCACAGTTTTTCGATGTGGCGTGTAAGCGGATCGAACGCGCAGTCTCGCAAGGCCAATTGTTTGCCCCGGAGCCAGCCATGCCGGTGCAAGCGCAAACCGCTCTTTTTGAGCCATCCGAACCCGCACGAAAGCCCGCAAGGGCGCGTCGCAAGACGGCGTGAGGTGACGTGATGGCCTGGTCGAAAACAAGTAGGCATGAGCGGGGCTATGGGTCTGAATGGGACCGAGTGCGCAAGCGCGTGATGCAGCGCGATTGCGGGCTGTGTCAGCCGTGCCGAGAGGCGGGCCGCGTCACCGTGGCCGTGGCGGTTGACCACATCGTCAGCAAGGCGCAAGCCAAGCTGCTGCACTGGAGCGACGGGCGGACCAACGCCGATGACAACTTGCGAGCCATTTGCAAGCCCTGTCACGACGAGAAGACCGCGCGCGAAACCGGCAAAACGTACCAGCCCAAGCCCACATACGGCGCTGACGGCTGGCCCATCGAGTAGCACGAAGCGGTCATAGCTCAGTGGATAGAGCGCTGGCGGGCGGCCTGAAATATTGGCCTAGCTGATGCCAGAGGCGGCGGGTTCAAGTCCCGCTGACCGCACCCAACCAACGGAAGGAAGATTGTGACCATCAAAAAGGGCATCCCTCTCATTACCGAGCAGGTGGCCAACGGCTTCATTGTGCGCCCCGCTGATTCTCAGCGCGCCGGCTGTTTCCCTGGCGCGGACGACACGCTGGTGTTTCCGACTCTGACGGAATACACGACCTACCTGTACAAGCACTACGATTCCGACCCTGGCAAGGTAGGTGCTCGATGACCGGGCCAAAACGCAGTTACGGCTACCGGCCGGACCTGCCGGACTTCCGCGACCATATCGCGGCCGTGTCGCACGCGCTGGCGCACAAGCTGCCGCGCCAGGTGGACCTGCGCGCCGGCATGCCGCCAGTGTATGACCAGGGCGAGCTGGGGAGCTGCACGGGTAACGCCCTGGCCGCTGCCGTCCAGCACGCCGACCCGGAGCGCGGCCAGCCGTCCCGGCTGTTCATCTACTACGCCGAGCGCGTCATCGAGCACACGGTCGCCCACGACGCGGGCGCCTGTATCCGCGACGGCATCAAGGCGCTGGCCTCGGTCGGTGTGTGTGCGGAGGCCGAATGGCCTTACGACGTGGCGAAGTTCAAGACCAAGCCAGCGGCCAAGTGCTACGAGGATGCGCAGGCCGGCAAGATCGCGGCTTACCACCGCATCACGTCGCTGTCCACGCTCAAGGCGTCGCTGGCGGCCGGCCATCCGGTCGTCATCGGCTTCACGGCCTATGAATCGTTTGAAAGCGAGGAAGTGGCCAATACCGGCGTGCTGGAGCTGCCGGCCGAGGGCGAAAGCGTCCTCGGTGGCCATGCGGTCCTGGTTGTGGGGTATGACGACGACGCCGAGCGCGTCATCGTGCGCAACTCCTGGGGCGCCGAGTGGGGACAGGCGGGCTACTTCACCATGCCGTATGCCTACCTGACCAATCCTGGCCTGGCTGCCGATTTCTGGCAGATCGTCAAATGAACGGCCTCATGCCACGCCCTGTCTGCCTGGTAGGCGGCAGGCTCCCAGGCCGCGCGACCTTGTTGGCCGTGGCCATTGCCGCCGCCATGAGCAGCCCGCCGCCAGCGCCGCCGCCTGGTAACGCTCCAGTCAAGACGGAGCGCGACCGGCCGCGCGGCGACGCCAAGCCGTAACCAGGTTTCCCGTAACCGACGCCCGCCTGGCCCTTCATTGGGTCGGCGGGCGTTTCCTTTTCCACATCCATAAGGGACAACATGAAGCCCGAACACACACAGAACATCGCAATCCCTGGCGGTATCCGCATCCGGAGCGACGGCACCGCCGCTGGCACGCTGGTGACTACCGCATCCGGCGAGCTGCTGACGCATATCCGCCGCCTGACGTTCGACCCAATCGAGCCTGGCGGCCTGGTCTGGGCGCACCTGGAGATTCTGACCACCGCCGACATGGTGGCGCAGCAGCCCGAACAGCCCGAGCTGGCGCCGCCAACCCTGTACGAGCGTGCCGCCGCCTTCCTGTGCCTGCAGGGTAGCGCCTCGATGCGCCTGGTGCAGTCGCACCTGGGCGTGGATGAAAGCGCGGCCCGTGACCTGGTGGCGCAGATGGTCGATGACGGCCTGGCCAGCCCGAAGTGGGCAAAGCGCGGCCGTGCGGTCCTGCGCGGTCCTGGTGAGCTGCTGCGCGTCGGCGTCGATAAGGCGGCCGGCCCGGACCAGTCGGTCATTACGCTGGCCGTCCACGCTGACGTGGGCGATGCCCTGGCCCAGCTCCAGGATGTCTATGCCAAGGCGGCGCAAGCCACGGCGCAGATGTCGGCCCTGCTGGAGGGCATGACGGACGTAAGCGACGCACTCGACACCCTGCAGGCTTACGAGGAATCCAAGGCTATCCCGGTCAAGCCCCACATGGACGACGTGGCGGTGGACCTGTTCGCGGCCGACATGAAAGCCAAGCTCGCCGAGAAGCGGGCGCAGGGCTACGAGGGATGGGGCGACAGTGCGCTCTGCTCGGCTGACCGCCTGCGCTGCCTGCTGCGGGATGCCGTGGCCAAGGGCGACCCGGTGGACGTGGCCAACTACGCCATGATGGCCTGGGCGCGTGGTGAGATTACCGGCCCGGCTGCAGAGCAGGGCATCGTGGCTTACCGCGTTGAGAGCCGGGCGGGCAATCACTCCTTCATGGAGGCGAAGCACTGGCGCCCTAACCTGGAGCACTGCAAGGGCGCCCGTGTGCATTCCCTGATCCTGGGCCAGGAGGTGCAGGCATGAGCAACGCTAACCGTAAGCCGTTTGTCCGTGGGCGCCTGGTGAGCCAGATCATTGTGGACGAGCTGCCGAGCGTGGCCAGCCGCTATGCCTGGGAGCGCCTGATCGTGTGCGCTGTCCGTAGTGCCTGGCGTGTGCGCCGTCCTGGTATGCCGCGTCCGGCTGCTGCTCATTGGCTGATTGAGCGGGGTGCAGCATGAAGCCCGGCTCGCACGTCCGTCATGCCATCGCTGCCCTGTTCGCCCTGGATGAATCCCAGGTCCACGACTGGAGCATTGCGGCGGGCCAGGTGGCTATCTACCACCTGGGCGGTGGGGCAAGCGGCGGAATGCTGGAGGCTAACCTTTCCGTGTCCCTGTCTGCCGATGTGGATTACGCGCGGCTGGATGGGCTGGGGGTTACTCGCTCGCGGCGCTGGCAACACCTCAACAAGGCCGGCGCGGTGCAGGAGATTGACGTCAGGCTGCTGTACAGCCAGCACACCAAGGACCTGTTTGAGGCGCTGTCCAAGGACTTCGACTGGAAGCCGCCGAAGGCTGCCACATCGCCGACCGCTGATCGACAGCAGGGCTTTACTACCAAGCAGATGCAAGAGGCGCCAATCGGTGCCTTTTTCGTTTGGTGCAATGGCCATGTGGATTACGCCAAGGGCCTGGCGCGCAAGCTGGGCAGGCCGGACCTGGAAGTCGTCCCGTCCGCCTGGTTGCATGAGCGCCGCGTCATGGGCCTGTTGCTGCCAGTCGTAGTGGACCACGCCTACCAGCATGACGCTGCAACGCGGTGCGCCATGGAGTCCCTGCGTGTCCAGCGGGTTGGCCGTGAGGATGAGATTGCCAGGAATGGCGCCCACAAGGCTATGGGTCGTCTCGCGTCCATGGGCGCCAAAGCCAACCCGGTGCGTCCACCTGCGGAGCCAGAGGACGGCGCGGCGAAGGGCTGGCGCCAGGGCCTCGATGCTCAGTGCTTCAAGGAGCTGATGGGTTCGGCACATGCCCACATCAATGGGAGAGCCGGGACCAAGCGCCAAGAGGCGGTACACAAGGCCCTGCGCCAGGCAAACCAGGCAACAACCCACGAGGAAGCAATGGACCTCATCCGCGTGGCAGTCGTAACCCAGTCCAAGCAGTCCTAACCACCCAGGAGTAGCAGACACATGAGTGACAAGACCACCGAAGGGGATAAGAAGCCCCAGGAGGCGCCGACGCCTCAAGACGGGGCGAAGCCTCAGCCCGCAGCCGTTCGCCCCAGCTCGGGCGTGTACGGACCGTCCCAGGCATGGCTTGACCGGCACGGGGCAGGGTAGGGGGGGAGTGAAAAGTTGGGGAGGCTGTGGAGCAGGACCGATGCCTCCCCTTTCTCTCATAAACGTGGACAAAAAAAGTTTTTAAGGATGCATTCGGATGGAGAAGCAACGCGGGAGGAAGTCGGCAGCAGCGCTTGCCCTTCCGGGCATCGTCACGGCCATCAACGCCACGGAGCGCCTGCCGGCCCCCGTCCACCTCAGTGATGCGGCCGCCGCTGTGTGGGTCGAAGTGGTCAACGACCAGCCGGCGAGCGCTTTCACCCCGACCCATGCGCCGCTGCTGGAAATGTATTGCGCCCATGTGGTGCGCTCTCGCGTCCTCGATGACCAGCTCTTGAATTTCGATGTCGCCTGGATGGCGGACGACGAGGGCATGGACCGTTACGACAAGCTGCTCAAGATGGCCGAGCGGGAGAGCCGCGCCGCTTCGTCGCTCGCCACGCGCTTGCGCATCACGCGCCAGGCCATCGAGCATCCCGTCACGGCTGGCCGCAAGGTGGCCAATCAATCGAAAGCCAGAAAACCTTGGGAACTGCCCGCCGACCACGACGACTGACGCGCGGCGAGCGCAACATCGCGTGGATCGAGGCCCATTGTGTCATTCCAGAGGGTCGGATGGTGGGCAAGGCGGTCAAGCTGACCGACAAGCAAAAGGTCTGGATACGGCGTATTTACGACACGCCGACCCGTACTTTTATCCTGTCGATGGGTCGGAAGAACGCCAAGACGGCGCTGTCGGCCTTCCTGCTGCTGCTGCACCTGTGTGGACCGGAAGCCGTGCCCAATGGCCAGCTTTACAGTGCCGCGCAGTCGCGCGACCAGGCGGCCATCCTGTTCGCCTTGGCGGCCAAAACCGTCCGCATGTCCGAATCCTTGATCGAATACGTGACGATCAAGGAAACGGCCAAGATGCTGGTGTGTCCTGACCTGGGCACCGTCTATAAGGCGCTCAGCGCCGACGCGGCCACGGCGATGGGTCTGTCGCCTGCCTTCATCGTCCACGACGAGCTTGGCCAGGTGAAGGGTCCGCGTTCCGATCTGTACGAGGCTCTGGAGACGGCGAGCGCGGCCCAGGCCAACCCGCTGTCCATCATCATTTCAACGCAGGCGCCGACCGATGCGGACCTGCTATCAGTGCTGATTGATGACGCGCTGACCGAGGCCGACCCGTGCGTCAAGGTCGAGCTGTGTACGGCGCCCCTAGACATGGACCCGTTCAGCGAGGACGCCATCCGGGCGGCCAATCCGCACTTTGACGTGTTCATGAACAAGGACGAAGTGTTCCGCCAGCAGGCCGAGGCGAAGCGTATGCCGAGCCGCGAGGCCGGTTTCCGCAATCTGATCCTGAATCAGCGCGTGGAGGCCCGCAACCCGTTCGTGACCAGGACGGTGTGGAAGGAAAACGGCGACCCGTGCGAGGAATTCCCGCCAGGCACCAAGATTTTCGGCGGCCTGGACCTGTCCAGCGTGTCCGACTTGACCGCCCTGGTGCTGGTGGGCGAATACGACGGCCAGTTCGGCGTGAAGTCAACATTTTGGCTCCCGGAAGACGGCCTTGCCGACAAGGCACGCGCCGACCGCGTGCCCTATGACCTGTGGGAGCAACAGGGATTCCTGAACACCACGCCTGGCGCGGCCATCGAGTACGAGTTCGTGGCCGAGTACCTGCGCACCGTGTTCGATAAGCACGACGTGGCCGCCCTGGCGTTCGACCGCTACAACATGCGTTTTCTCAAGCCGTGGCTGGTGCGGGTCGGGTTTTCCGACGACGAGCTGGCCAAGTTTATCGAGTTTGGGCAGGGCTTCGTGTCGATGTCGCCCGCCATCCGAGAGCTGGAAACCCTGCTGCTGGGCCGCAAGCTCGCCCACGGCAACCAGCCCGTGCTGGCCATGTGCGCGGCCAACGCCACCGTAGTGAAAGACCCTGCAGAAAACCGCAAGTTTGTGAAGGGCAAGCAATCCGGGCGCATCGACGGCATGGTCGCCCTGGCAATGGCGGTCGGCGTGATGCCGTCCGCTCCCGAAGAAACCGCCCAACCGGAAATTATTTTCTTATGACGCAAAACACCTGGTACAACGCCGAGCGAGTCACCCAGCCCGGCAGTGTGGTTCTGAAAGAATGGAATGCGGCACGCCAGGAGCGGCGCACGATGCTGGCCACCATGCAGCCAGGTATGACTGGCCAGCAGTTGGCCGACATGCTGCGCAGCGACAGCGGCGGCGGCCCGGTCGTGACCGAATCGTCGGCGATGCGCGTGTCGGCCGTGTATGCCGGCGTCGAGCTGATTGCGGGCGCGATTTCCACCATTCCGCTGCGCGTGTACGAGCGCAGCGGCGGCGTCAACGGTACGCGCAAGCCGGCCGACCATCCTTACGCCTGGCTGCTCAACGAGCAGCCGCACCCGGACTGGTCGGCGGCGGCGTTTTGGGAATTTTTCGTCGCGTCGCGGCCGTTCCGGGGTGACAGCTTCGCCGAGCTGCTGCGCCCATCGTTCCGCAGCTCCACGGTGCAGTCGATCCTGCCGCACCATCCCGACCGCGTGCAACCGTTCTATGACACCGAAATGCGCAAGTGGTATCGCGTGACTCCCTTGGTCGGGCCGCAATACATCGTGCATCCGTCCGACATGATCCAGATTCCCAGCCTGGGATACGACGGCCTGCGCAGCCCCTCGGCGATCACGTATGCCGCGCGCCAGGCGGTTGGCACGGCGATGTCGGCCAACGAATACAACGAGCGCTTTTTCACCAATGGCGCCCGCCCTGACTTTGCCATCACGACGACGGGCAAGCTGGACAAGGACCAGGTGGAAGTCCTGCGCGCAACCTGGGCAGAACGGCATGGCGGGGTGACGCGCTCGCACCTGCCGGCCGTGCTGACTGGCGGGCTGGATGTCAAGCAACTGAGCCTGTCCGCCGCAGACTCGCGCATCCTGGAAATCGTCAATTATTCGATTGAGGACATTGCCCGTTTCCTGGGCGTTCCGCCCCACATGATCGGCAAGACCGACAAGGCTTCGTCCTGGGGCAGCGGCGTGGCCAACATGGGTATGGGCTTCGTGAAGTTCACCCTTAGCCGGCACCTGGTCAAGATTCGCCAGGAGTTCAACCGCAAGCTGTGGCCGATGCGCGAGCGCTTCTATGTGGACCACGACTTGACCGAAATCGAGCGCGGCGATGTCAAGAGCGAAAACGAGGCATTCCGCATCGCCCTGGGGCGGGCGGGGGAGCCGGGCTGGTTGACACAAAACGAGGTGCGCCACGCCAAGAACCTGCCGCCTGTAGAGGGCGGCAACAAGCTCAATGACGGCAGCGGCGCCGCCGCCAAGCCGGCAGACGACAAGACCGACCCAGCAACCACAAAGGACCAAACTGATGAGCAAACTGCAGACACTTCTGGCGAGTAACCGCGAGCGCGCCCGCGCCGCAAAGACAACGGCCGTGCAGGCCAGTGGCAACGAGGCGACGGTCTACCTGTACGAGCCAATCGTTTCGACCGAAGCCGAGGCCGAATGGTACGGCGGCGTGTCGGCCCAATCGCTCGTCCCTCAAATCCGCGCCTTGAACGTCGGCAATATCAGCCTCCGCATCAATTGCCCAGGCGGTGACGTGTTCGCTGGCCAGGCGATTGCCCAGGCTTTGCGCGACTCGTCGGCGAAGGTCACGGCATACATCGACGGCTATGCCGCCAGTGCCGCAACCGTCGTTTCGACTGCCGCCGACGAGGTGCAAATCGCCGAGGGCGGCATGTACATGATTCACAAGGGCTGGACCTGCGCTATCGGGAACGCTGACGAGATGCGCAGCACGGCCGAATTGCTCGATAAGGTCGATGCCTCGATCTGCGGCCAGTACGCGCGCAAGACGGGTATCGACGCCGAGAAGTGCATGGCCATGATGAAGGACGAAACCTGGTTCACGGCGCAGGAAGCCATTGACCAGGGCTTCGTGGATGGCTTTGCGCAAGGCGCCAAGGCCAAGGCCAAGGCCGAATGGGACCTGTCCGCCTACAAGAACGCGCCTACGCCTCCCGCCGACCAGATCGACAACAGCGCCACGGATGAACACCGTGACCGCCAGCGACAGCGCCTTTCCATGCTGTCGCGCCTGCAAGTTAGCTGACGCGCTCGCGCCACTAAACCAACCGCCTACGGGCGGTTTTTTTTCGTCCAAACCATCCTTCATAAAGGGTAATCAATGTCCAAACTCGCACAACTGCGTGAGCAGCGCAACGCCAAAGCCAAAGCAGCCCAGGACCTCAACGCGAAGTATCCAGCCAACACCCGCATGCCGGCCGCCGAAATCGAAAAGATGGACGCCATCCTGGCGGAAGTCGAGGCCATCGACAACGAAATCACCCGCGAACAGCGTGTGATGCAACTGGCCGGCGAGAACGAACAAACCCAGCACGACACGCGCATGAACGCGGCCACGCGCGAAACGGGCCAAATCAGCGCCGAATCGCGCGCCCTGCGCGCCTTCCTGCTGGGCGGCCTGTCCAATGTGGTGGAAGATGACCGCCGCCGCATGCAGGCTCGCCAGAGCCAGGAAATCCGCAACGCCATGTCGACCACGACCTCGACCGAGGGCGGCTTCACGGTGGCCCAGGAATACGCGCGCACCGTGGAGCAGGCGAAAAAAGCCTATGGCGGTATGCGTTCGGTGGCCACCATCATCCAGACCGAAACCGGCGCGACGCTGAACTGGCCAACCTCCGACCCGACCTCGGAAATGGGTGAAATCGTTGGCCAGAACACCCTGACCAACAACCTGGACACCGTGTTCGGCACCATCCCGTTCGATGTGTTCCAGTATTCGTCCAAGTCCATCGCCATCCCGTTCGCGCTGCTGCAGGATTCGATGATTGACATCGAGGCGTACATCCAGGCCATCCTGGCGATGCGCCTGGGCCGCATCCAGAACAACCACTTTACCGTTGGCACCGGCACTGGCCAGCCGAAAGGCATCGTGACCGGCACCACCGTTGGCCGTACCGGCACCACCGGCCAGACCGGCTCCATCGTCTATGACGACATGATCGAGCTGGAGCATTCGGTGGACCCGGCCTACCGCAACGCGCCAGGTGTTGGCTACATGATGCACGACAGCTCGCTCAAGGTTGTCCGCAAGATCAAGGATAGCCAGGGCCGCCCGCTGTTCGTGCCTGGCTACGAAGTCGGCAACCCGGCCGGCGCCCCGGACAAGATCATGGACCGCCCGATTATCATCAACCAGGACATGCCGGTCATGGCGGCCAACGCCAAGTCCATCGCGTTCGGTCAGCTCAGTAAGTACCTGATCCGCGATGTCATGGACCTGACGATGTTCCGCATGACCGACAGCGCCTACACGCTGAAAGGCCAAGTCGGCTTTGTCGCCTTTGAGCGCAGCGGCGGCCAGTGGATCGACGTGGGCGGCGCCGTCAAGCTGTATCAGAACAGCGCGACCTAATCGGCGCATGGCGGCGGGGCAAGCCCGCCGCCTTTCATCAATCCAACCTGAAAGTACAAAGCCATGAGCAAGAACCAGAAAGCAGGCGGCGGCACCGCTGCCGCAAAAAATACCGGCCAGGACCAGGGCAGCCAGGATCAAGGCAACCAGGAGCAGGGAGGCCAGGACCAGGGCGGCCAGGGCCAGGGTAACCAGGAGGGCCAGGAGGTGGAGGGCCAGATCAAGGTCCGCGTCCTCTCCGACTGCGAGCACGGCCGTTGCGGCTCGGTTGTGCCCTTGCCCGCGTCCGTCGTCAAGGGTTACCTGGAGCATGGCATCGTGGACGACCACCCGGACGCGGTGGCCTACGCCGAGTCCCAGCAGTAACGCATAGCCAGGGAGGGAACGAATGGCACGCAATCTCGCCGTCAGCCTGGCGGAAGCAAAAAAGCACCTGCGCATCGACGACGACCCTGGGCTGTCGCTGGATTCGATTGTGACCGCCTGGCTGGCGGGCATCATCGCCCACGCCGAGCACGTTACCGGCCGGTCGTTCGTCAACCAGCCATGGAAAGCGCGCCTGGGTTCCTTCCCGTGCGCGATTCCGCTGCCCAAGCTGCCAGTGGTCACGGTTGACGCCGTGCGCTACGTGGATGCAAATGGCGTCACGCAAACCCTGGCGCCATCGGCTTACGTGCTCGATACCCTGGCCTTTTTGCCGGAAGTGCGGCCGGTGTCTGGCACGAGCTGGCCAGCGACGGCCACCGACCGCAAAACGGCCGTACTGGTGGACTACACCAGCGGCTATGGCCCCGACGATACGACCACGCCGGACGGGATCAAGTTGTACATCCTGGCCAAGCTGGTCGAGCAGTTCGACCCGGACGAGCCGCCGCCCGCTGACGGTATCGCCGAGAGCTTCATCGACGGGCTGCTGGCGCCATACAAGGTCGAGGTGTACGCATGAGCGCGACCAAGTACAACCAGCGCGTGCGGGTCGATAAAAAGACCGGCACGGCCGACCCGGACTACGGAACGACCGGGCCGGCGTCCTGGGTCCCGGTGACGACGGTGTGGGTGGAAGTCCAGGACGTGAAGCCATCGCGGGCAACCGAGCAGGTGCAAAACGGCCTGCGCCTGGGCGTGGACAAGGCGCGCGTCCGCATGCGCTACCGCAGCGACATCACAAGCGACATGCGCCTGGTGGAGCTGTCCGGGCGCCGCCGCACGCTCCAAATCGTCAGCAATATCGCCGTCCTGGGTGGTGGGCATGAGCAGGAATGCATGGTGGAGGGCTACACGTCGTGAGTGACCAATCCATCCTGGGCGGCCGCGAGCTGGACGCCTTCCTGCAGACGCTTCCGGTCAAAGTGGAAAAGAACATCATGCGCGCGGCCCTGCGCGCGGGCGCCGGGGTGTTCCGTGACGAGGCCAGGAAGAAGCTGCAGGAAAACGGCAGCGTCATTTCCGGCCTGCTGATGCGTGGGCTGCGCACCAGCTCGCGCGCGCAGCAGGGCGAAGTGACGGCCAACGTCAAGGTGGGCGGCAAGCATCGCCACATTGCGCAGTGGGTCGAGTACGGCACGGCGGCGCACCGCATCAAGGCCAAGGGGGCCAAGGCGTTGCACATTCATGGCGAATTCGCGGCCGGCGTAGTCCACCTGGGCGCGAAGGAAAAGCCGTTCATGCGGCCGGCGTTCGACCAGCGCGCAGGCGATGCGGTCGAGGCAGTCGGTGTCAAGGTGCGCGAGCGCTTGACGGCCGAGGGATTGGACACACCAGCACAAGAGGGAGAGTAAATGTCCGCTGTCAAAGTCATTCGTTCGCTGCTGACGGCCAACACGGCCGTGACAGCCATTGCGCCGGCCGCCCGCATCATCGCCGGCATAGTCCCGCAAGGGACGCCGCTGCCCGCCATTTCCGTGGCAGAGGTTGGCTGTCCTTTCAACCCGAAGATAGGGGAGATAGGCGGCAACACCGAGGCCACCAGCCGCGTGCAGGTGACGGCGCAAACCAAGGATTACGGGCAGGCGCAAAACCTGGTGCGCCTGGCGCGCAAGGCATGCAACCTGCAGCGCGGCACCGTCGCCGGCATCCAGGTTGTCCGCATCGTCGCCGACAGCCTGGGCCCCGATATGAGCGGTGTCGATCCTGACGACGTATTCAAGCCCATCGACTTCATGGTCACGTACCTGGAAGCCAACTAAGCCAGGCCCTCTTTACCAACCAGCCCGCAGCGCGTAAGCCCTGCGGGTTTTTTTTCGTCCAAAGGAAACTAATGGGAACTGCAAGCGGCGTTTTTAAACAAGTAGCATACAAGCGGGAGGTGACCTTCGGCGTCATCCCGGCAGCGGCAGCGGCGCAATCCATGCGCCGCGTCCAATCCACGCTGGACCTGTCGAAAGACACCTACCAGTCGAACGAAATGCGGCCGGACTTCCAGGTCGCCGACTTCCGCCATGGCGTGCGCAAGGTCGGCGGCTCGATCAACGGCGAGCTGTCGGCCAAGACCTGGGCCGACTTCATCGCGGCGGCCGTCAAAAAGGACTTCGTTGCCGGCGTAACCATTGCCGGCGCGTCCATCACCATCGGCGGCGTCGCTGGCGCCTGGACCGTGACCCGTGCGGCCGGCTCCTTCCTCACGGATGGCGTTAAGGTCGGCGACGTTGTGCGGCTGTCCGTGGGTGGCTTCAACGCGGCCAACATCAACAAAAACATCATGGTGACGGCGCTGACTGCGACCCAAATCACGGGTGTGACGTTGAACGCATCGGCGCTCGTGCCGGAAGGCCCGATTGCCGGGGCCACCGTGACGGTGTTCGGCAAGAAAACGATGGTTCCGCTGTCCGGTCACACGGACTATTCGTTCTCCATCGAGCACTGGTATCCCGACGTGCCGGCGAGCGAGGTATTCAGCGGCAATAAGCCGGTCAAGACCAGCTTTGGCCTGCCGGCCACCGGCATGGCCACCGTATCGGTGGACTTCGTTGGCAAGGACGCCCTGGGCGCGGGCGCGCAGTACTTCACCGCGCCTACGGCCGTGACCACGACCGGCACCATGGCCGCCGTCAATGGCGTGCTGATGGTGGGCGGCGCCGTGGTGGCCAACATCACCGGTCTGTCCATCGACATTGCCTCTGGCCAGTCCGGCGAGGCGACGGTCGGCGCCAATACGGTGGGCTTCCAGGCGGCCGGCCGCGTCATCGTCACCGGCCAGGCAACGGCAACCTTCGTCAATACCACGTTGCGCGATGCCTTCTACAACGAAACGGAAATCGGCCTGGTGTGCGCCTTCACGGCGGACAACACGGCGGCGGCCGACTTCGTGAGCTTCAACATGCCGCGTATCAAGCTGTCCGGCGCGGCAAAAGACGATGGTGAGAAGACCCTGATTCAAACCATTCCATTCCAGGCGCTGTTGAACGTCAACGGCGGTGTCACCAACGGCACCGACGTGACCACCATCGCTATCCAGGACTCCGCAGCGTAAGCGCTGCACAACCCAGCACCGACTTGCCGGCCGTCGCCCTTTCGCGGGGCGCGGTCGGCTGGCACGGGCATTTTTTTATCCCGCGAAAGAAAGAAACCACTATGCATACCAATACCGCAACCCCTTCCAACCTGCTGACCAAGATCATCGACAACCTGGACCTGGATTGCTTCGAGAACGTCACTTCCGGCGTGGTGACCCTGAAAAACCCGAAGACCGGCGAGCCGACCGCCTCGACCATCACCCTGGCCAGCCCGGAGCATCCGGCGCGTAAAAAAATCGACCTGGACCGTACCCGCCGTCTGCGCGGCGACTTCGCCGCCAATGGCAAGCTGACCCAGACCGACCCACTGGAAGACCACGACGAAGAAACCGACTACCTGGTCGCCGCCACCCTGGACTGGAACCTGATCCAGGGCGGCCAGCCGATCCCATGCACCGCTGAAAACGCGCGCCGTATCTACACCGACCCTAAGCGCGTGTGGGTGCGTGACCAGGCGTTGGCCGGCGTGCGCAAGTCCGAGCTTTTTATCGCCGCCTCCGCGAAAGCCTAACGGAGTGTTGCCGCGTCGAGTTTGAGCTATCGGCGCGGCAAGGTGACGGCGCACCGCTCCGGACGCACTTGCTGCGGCTGGCGGCCAACACCGGCCAGGTGGACCCCCGCCTAAAGCTGGAGTGGCCGAGATATGGCCGTCCCCTGTGGGACGTGTTCCGCCGTCTCAGCCGTCCCGCTGCCATGTCCGGTGTGCTGCCCATCACCTGCCAAGAAATCGACGCTTTCCAGCGTCTCTACGGCGTCACCCTGACGCCGTGGGAGCTGGACCTCATCGCGGCCTTTGATGCCGTGGCCATGGAATATCTCAACAAGGACTGACAGCGCATGATTGCTGGCGAATTGGAAATCCGTCTGCGCGCGGACATCGCGCGACTGCAGCGCGACATGAACGGCGCGCGGCAAGTGGTGAGTGATGCCGTGGGCGGCATGGAGCGGGCGGCCACGGCCGCCAAGGCCGCCCTGGCCTCTATCGGGATCGGCGCGGGCATCACCGAGATTGCCCGCTTGTCCGATGAATACACGAAATTTACGGCCCAGCTGCGCCTGGCCACGGACGGCACGGCGCGCTTTGCACAGGCGTACACGGACGTAAAGCGCGTCGCCAACGATGCGCAGGCCGACCTGAGCAAGACCGGCGTGCTGTACGCCCGTATTGCCACGGGCGTGCGCGAGCTGGGTGTCTCGCAAAAAGGCGTGGCCAACATTACCGAAGCCGTCACGCTGGGCCTCAAGGTGAGCGGCGCCACGGCGGAAGAATCCGCGTCCGCCATGCTGCAGTTGTCCCAGGCTTTTGGCTCTGGCGCGCTGCGCGGCGAGGAATTTAACGCGGTCAACGAGGCGGCGCCGCGCCTGATGCAAGCGCTGGCGGACGGCCTCGGCGTGCCCAAAGGCGCGCTCAAGGACATGGCCTCGCAAGGGCTGATTACGTCCAAGGTCATGGCCGAGGTGTTGCCGGAATCCCTGGAGAAGATGCGCCAGGAAGCCCTGCAGGTGCAAACCATCGGCGGCGCCTTCACGGTCCTGAAAAACAACGTCATGGAATTTACGGGCGCACAGGCCCAATCCAATGGCACGGTGCGCGTTATTACCGAAGGGCTGGGCCTCCTGGCCAATAACCTGAACCTGGTTGCCGGCCTGGCGCAAACGGTGGTGGCCGTCAAGGTGGCCACCTGGTTGACCAATGCGGCGGCCAGCGCCATCGAGTCGGCGACGGCGGCCCGCGCCTTGGCGGTGGCCAACGTGACGACGGCGCGCTCCCAGGTGGAAGCGGCCGCCGCTGCCGAGGCGCTGGCCGTGGCCCGCGTGGCCGAGCTGCGCGCGACCGCTGCCGCCAGTGGTGGCGAGGTCGCGCTCGGCCTGGCCCTGACGGGCATCATCCCGGCCCAGGCGCGCGCCGTGGCGGCCGCAGAAACCCATGCGGCCGCGCTGGCCGGCCTGGCGGTTGCCCAAGGCGCCGCGTCCGTGAGCAGCCGCGTCATTTCCGGCGCGCTCGGCTTGATGGGCGGCCCGATTGGCGCCATTGTCACCGTCCTGGGCCTGGCCGCGACCGCCTGGTCCGTGTGGGGCAGCAAGGCCGAGGACAGCAGCAAGCAGGCGGCCGAGAGCTACCAGGAGGCGCACCAGCGCATCGTGAAGGGGCTGGACGAGCAAATCGCCAAAAACGAAAAGCTTATCAAGCTGCAGAATCTCGGCCTGTCCAAGCAGGACATCGACAAGCACGCCGGTACGCTGGACCAGATTGGCGCCGCGTCTAGCCGCCTGAACGACATCAACAACAAGTCGGGCGAATTCGCCATCATGGGCAGCTACGAGCTGATGGAGAAGCGCCGCGACGTGATGCGCGACATCGCCGAGCTGACGGAAAAGATGCAGCGCGCCAAGGAAACCGGCGCCCAGGCAGATGCGGGCGGCAAGGCGGCAACCGACTTGATCGAAGTCCGCGAGCGGCTGACCGGCGTTAACAAGCAATACCTGGAGGACCTGGGCAAGCTGCAGGTGGCGCACGAAAAGGGCGCGGTGAGCGAGAAGGAATACGTTGCCCTGGTGACGAAGCTGGCCACCGAGGAATACAAGCGCAGTGACGCCGGCAAGGCTGCGGCCGAGGCTGCAGACGTGCGCAAGGCCAAGATGGAGGCCAACCTTTCCCTGGCCAAGTATGGGCTGGAGGTGGAGCGCAATCTCCGCACCGAGGCATTGGCGCAGATGGCCGACCTGAACAAGCAAGGCTTGGTGTCCGACCAGGACTACTACACCGCCCGGCATGACGCAGCCGTGAGGGCGGGCGACGACGTAGCCAGGGTGAAGGGCGGCGAAATCGCCATCCTGAAAGCCTTCCACGGCAAGACGGCGGTGGAAGAAGCCGACCGCCTGGGGAAAATCAAGGTGCTGGAGGCGGAAAAGGCCGAGGCGATCCGCTCGTCCGGTGTCAATGCCGCCCTGGTGGACCAGCAGAACCTGGAGGAAGCCCTTAACAAGAAATTCGGCACGGCCGACGTGCAGGCGATCAACCAGCAAACCGCCGCCCTCAAGCAGCAGTACGAGAGCTACGGCAAGCTGCCCGAGGCCGTCACGGCCGCGACCATCGCCAAGCTGGAGGCGCGCAAAACGGAGATTGACGGTCAAGAAGGGGCTGCAAAAGAAGTTGCCCTCATTGACGCCAAGGTCGCCGCCCTGCGCAGCCTGGCCGAACAGCAAAAGAGCGTGACGAACCAGCAGCAAGGCACAGACCTGAAACAGGCCACCGAATTGCTGGCCGTCATGTCGCAGTTGGACGAGGCGGCCAAGCGTGCGGCGTCGGCCATGGAAAACGCCTTTGGGCGGGTGGGTGCTGCCATTGGCGGTATGACCACGGCCTTGAGCGGCGCGGCGCGTGCCCAGGCGGCCATTGCTGCCAAGCTGGCGGCCGACACCAAGGAAGCGGCCGGCAACGAAGGCAAGATTGCCAAGGCCAAGCAGAGCGCGGCCGAGAAGACGGCGGAAACGCAAATCTCGTCGTATGCCGATATGTCGGCGGCGGCCAAGGGCTTCTTTGGCGAGAACACGGCAGGCTATCGCGCGCTGGAAGGCGCGGAGAAGGCTTTCCGGGCGGTGGAAATGGCCATGGCCATCAAGAACATGGTCGAGAAAAGCGGCCTCGTTACCGCCTTTACTGGCCTGTTTGTGGCGGGCAAGGCGACCGAGACGGCCGCCACGGTGGCCAGTGTGGCGCCGGACGTGGCCGCCTCGATGGCGAAGGGGCAGGCGGCGGCGGTGGCTGGTGTGGCCGGCCAGGCTGCGGGAGACCCGTATTCCGCCTTTCCGCGCATGGCGCTGATGGCGGCGGCGATGGCGGCCCTGGGGTTTGCGGTATCGGCCCACGGCAACGGCGCGGACCTGGCAAAACAGCGCCAGGCTGCGGCCGGCACCGGGACCGTCATGGGCGACGCGAGCGCGAAATCGGAGTCGATTGCGCACTCGTTGGACTTGATCGACAAGTCCACGGCAACCACGCTGTCGTATACGCGCGGCATGCTGCAGTCCTTGCGCAATATCGAGTCGTCCATCGCTGGCCTGGGCAACCTGGTTGTGAAAGCCGGGAACATCGGCACGGTCGCGCCTGGCACCTCGCTTGGCTTTGATGCGGGCATCCAGGGGCCGCTTTTGCACGCCTTCTTTGGTGGGTCGAACGCCATGGCCAGCGTGTTGTCGAAAATTCCGGTTGTCGGTGAGCTGCTGGGCGGGCTGATGAACAAGGTGGGGTCGCTCCTGTCTCGTGGCTTCGGCACGTCCACGTCGCTGGCGGATAACGGCATTTATGCCGGGGCGCAGACCGTTGGCAGCATTGGGCAGTCTGGCTTGTCCGCGCAGGCATACGCCGACGTGGAGAAAACCAAGAAATTCCTGTGGATCGGTTACAGCAAGAGCGTGGAGACGCAGTTCTCGGACCTGTCCGGCGAACTGAAAAACCAGCTCTCGATGGTCATTTCCAACCTGGCCACAGCCACCACGCAGGCAGCGGGCTTGCTGGGCGTGTCTGGTTCGGAGTTCACCGACAAGCTGAATGGCTTTGTGGTGGACCTGGGCAAGATCAGCCTGAAAGGCTTGACCGGGGATCAGATTCAAAAGCAGTTTGAAACCATCTTTAGCGCCCTGGGCGACAAGATGGCCCAGCAGGTATTGCCCCAGCTCGACCAGTTCCAAAAGGTCGGCGAAGGGTATTACGAAACGCTGGTGCGTATCGCCAATGACTACGCCACGGTGGACGCCATCATGCAGCAAATGGGGGGCACCTTTGGGACGGTTGGCACCTCCAGTATCGCGGCGCGTGAGCGCTTGATCGAGCTGGCTGGCGGTATCGATAAGCTGGCCGATGGCGCCAACTTCTTCGCCGAGAACTTCCTGTCTGATTCGGAGCGTATGGCCCCGATCATCAAGGACGTTTCCGACAAGATGAAGGCGCTAGGCTTTGCGGGCGTGACCACGAATGACCAGTTTAAAGATGCTGTTATGGGTCTGGTCAACAGTGGCGCGCTGGCCACGGACGGTGGGGCGAAGCTGTACACGGCGTTAATCGCGCTGGCCCCTGAGTTCAAGCAAATGACCGACTACACGCAGTCCTTGACGGGTGCGGTGCAAAACGCGGCCGACGTGGCCAAGCAGCGCGCCGACCTGGAGGGGCAACTGTACGACATGACGCATACGTCGGTCGAGGCGCTGGCCCGCAAGCGCCGGGAAGAGCTGGCGGCGATGGACGCCTCTTTGCGCGGCATCCAGGAGCAGATTAACGCGCAAGAGGATCTGGCAGCGGCCAAGCAGGCGTTGAGTGACAGCGCCGACGCGGCGCTGGCTGTTCTTAACCGGAGCCTGGATGGTCAGCGCACGGCAGCGCGTGCTGGCTTTGACGCGCAGATGGCCATCATCAACGCGCAAAAGGCGGCGTCGCAAACGGCATTCTCGGCCCATAAAGCCGTGCTCGATGCGTCCGTCAAGGCGGCCCAGGATGTGCGGGCCAAGCTGGCCAGCCTGTCGTCCATGTTCAAGTCCACCCTGGACAGTATGAAGGGGGGCGCCGTCTCCGATCTGCAAAACCGCCAAATGGCGCAGCGGCAGATTTCGGCGGCGCTGGCAACGGCGCAAGCCACGGGCGCGTTGCCTGACGCTGACGCGATCAAGTCGGCGCTGTCGGTCGTGAGCAAGCCAAGCGAGAGCATGTTCTCGTCGTATGAGGATTATGCACGGGACTTCTACAAGACCGCCAACGATGTGCAGTCGTTGAGCAACATTGCGGACAGTCAGCTTGACTCGGCGGACAAGCAAGTAACGCTGCTGCAGCAACAGGTGGATTCGCTGCAAAAGCAGTACGACCTGGAGCAGGCCGGATATGACGCAGCGGCCAAGCGGGAGCAGGACAAGCTCGATGCCGACCTCAAGCAGTTTGATGCCATGCAGAAGATGGCGGAGGACCAGCTTAGTGCGGCTAAGGGAACCTTGGAGGCCATCAAGGACCTGTCGTTGGCAATGTCGCAGTTTGGAAATGCTGTTGCGGCACTGAAGGCGAGCAACGGGGCGGGCGGTGGTGCCGCAGGTGGCACGTCCGGCACCACGCCTGGCGGCGGTGGCTCGCCGGTTCATGTTCCGACGATGGCGGACGCCGATGCTTACCGCGAGCAATACAACAAGACGATATCGGCCTATGGCGACAAGTATGGCGGCGACGCCTATTACTTCACCGCTGGCATCAATGACTACAGCGCCAAGGACCATGTGGTGCAGCGGTTCCAAGACACCATGTTGAAAAGTACCACGCTTCCGGCCGACCAAAAGGCCAAGTACGAGGCGTATACGGATGACGACTGGTGGCGCGTGACCACTGGCCATACCGGCGACTACTGGAAGACCGTCACGGATATGTTTAACGCGGGTCAGCATCCGACCGCGCATGACTCGTCTATCCCTGGCTTTGCCTCTGGTGGCTTCCATGGCGGTGGCTTGCGGATCGTGGGCGAGAACGGCCCCGAGCTGGAGGCAACCGGGCCAGCGCGCTACTGGACTGCCAGCATGACCAACCAGATGTTGAGCGGCGGCGGACGGGGCAGCGATGACCTGATACGCGAGCTGCTGGCGGAAATGAAGGCCATGCGGGCAGAGCAGCGTGCCGGCGATGCGGCCAATGTCCAGGCAACGAAGCGGCAGACCCGACTGCTGCAGGACGTGACCGACAACGGTACGGCAATCCTCACCAAAGCGTCTACCTAACAGGGCTTTATCCCTGTTGTGTTCGCGTCCTCGACGCCCGGCAATCGAAAGAGAGCCGGGCGTTTTCTTTTGGGACTTCTCACCACGAAAGCAACGACCTGATGGAGTTCATCAACCCTGTTGTATTCGCGGCCTCGATGCTGACCAGCTCGACGGTCGCGGAGAACGATTACGCCGTGTGGGCTGCAGGTACGGCCTACACGGTGGGTCAACGGTGCATCATGACATCGACGCACCGCATTTATGAGTGCCTGGTCAATAACACGGGCGCGCAGCCCGACCAGAACACGGGCGGCACGACGCCCAAGTGGTTGGATGTGGGCGCCACCAACAAGTTTGCGATGTTTGATGACAAGTGGGGCACGCAAACGACCGCCAGCAACACCTTGACGGTGCAGCTTACGCCGGGCGTCGTCATCGACAGCCTGGCGCTGTCTAACCTCAAGGGCGCTAGTGTCACGATCACCAGTACGGTCGCGGGTGTGCAGAAGTACACCAAGACGGTCAAGCTGCAAACCGATGTTGGCGTGGTGGACTGGAAGACCTACTTCCTGGCGCCGATTGTGGCGCAGTCGGATGCGGTGGTGACCGACTTGCTGCCCTACGCGCTGCAAGTCATCACCATCACCATCACCGGCCCCGGCACCGTGGCCATCGGCAACCTGGCCATGGGGTCGCTCGTCTCGCTGGGCAAGCTGCTCTACAGCCCCACGGTCGGCATCATCGACTACAGCAGCAAGAGCACGGACACATGGGGCAACGTGACCGTGACCAAGCGCGCCTACTCCAAACGCTTCGGCGGCAAGTTCGTCATCGACAACGAATTTGTCGACCAAGTGGCCTCCTTACTCGCATCCATCCGAGCCACGCCCGTGGTCTGGATGGGTAACGGCGACCAGTACACGTCCCTGGTCGTGTGGGGCTTCTTCAAGGACTTTGAAATCGACATCGCTTACGAAACTATGAGCTATTGCTCTATCACCATTGAGGGGCTTATTTAATGCCAGGACCAGCATTGACGATTGACCCGCTCGGCACGCCGCCGACGCGGGACGACCCGGCCAATTTCAGCGCCCGCGGTGACGCGCTGATGACCCAATTGCCCACGACTGTTACGCAAATCAATGCGGTCAGCGCGGACCTGACGGCCAAATCCGTGCAGGTCACGAGCGATGCGGCCGCGACGGCGGCGAACGCGGCAACGGCCTCGGCCGCCGCTGTGGCCGCCGTCAACGCGCCTGGCTCTGGCGCCACCTCGTCCACGTCGATGACGCTGGGCATGGGGGTGAAAAGCTTCACGCTGGACCAGGTGGGTAAAAACTTCTTCCTGGGCCAGACCATCGTGTGCGCTTCGACGGCATCGCCGGCCAATGGTATGGCGGGCACCATCACGGCATTTACTGCCGGCACGGGGGCGATAACGGTCAACTTTTTGTCCGCCACTGGCACCGGCACGTTTGCAGCGTGGACCGTCTCGCTGTCCGCGCCTATCTCGCTTACTGGCCTGGCCGGCGACGTACGCGCGGCCATGGCGGCCAACGTGCAGTTGACCGCGCAGACCCTGGGGTCCGGGACCTATACGCCGACCGCACATGGCTTGTCGATCTATATGCCGGATGCGACGACGTGCCGCACGGGCACCGCGCAAGGCTTGTACCGCAACGCCAGCGATACCTATTGCCTGGGTGTTCGTGACTATGCTGGAAACTTGTTGGCTGTGCTGCTGCCTGGTGAGTCGGCCGACGTGTCGCTGTCGTCTTCCGCGACGGCGGCCGGGGTGTGGAATGCCCAAACCAGCGGCGAGGCGCCCGCCCTCATGCTTAACGAGAGTGGCCTTGGTGGCGCATTTACGAGCGTGGTGTCGTGCTATCCGCCTGGCGTTGAACTCAACAACTTTTCGCAGGGCCTCATTTCGATGGGCAACGGTTCGACCGTATGCGTGGGCATCGCGCAGTCTTCCGGTTCGACCTATTCGCTGTTCGCCTACGATACGGCCACGGGGCAGGTGACAGCTTCCCCCGTGACGATTAGTACGGGCGCGCTCTGGATCAGTTGCACCGCAGTGATTCCTGTTACGGCAACGTCAGGAATTATTGTCTTCTCCTCTAGCTCTCCTACCTCCTTCGTCAAGGCTGTGGGGTACACGTTGACTGGCGTTACGCCTGTCTTGGGGGCTGTGATTACGCTGAGTGGCAGCGTTTACTGCCCGTATATGATCGGCTCGATTGTGTTGTCTGGGGGTGGCGTTGCGATTAGTTATAGCGATAATAATTCTAATCACTCTACTTTCGCACTGGCGCTGAGTGGGGCTAATGTGTCGTCGAGTGCGGCGCAAAGTCATACGGGCGTTGCGTTCTATCCAACGGTGCTTGCGTTGTCCTCGACCGGGTTCTGTGTCGTGACCGGAAGTAACTCCAGTTCGACCTATGTTACGTCCTTTACGGTCAGCGGTGGTAGTGCCAGCATTGCTGCCGTGTCCGCCGTATCGTTGGGTGTTGCGGCCACGGATTCGGCTAACTTGCGGTCTACGTTGATTGCTCTGTCGGCGACGCGCGCGGCCCTTGTCTGGATGGACGCCGGGACTCTCAGGTCCCATGGACTGGCCATTACGGGAGCGGCCACGTTGGCGCTGACGAATGGCAGCCCTCTCTTTAGCGTATCGACGGGCGCGACTTCGGCGGCTCCTTTCGGGCGGGCATACAGTGCCACGGTGGCCTATGGATCGGTGTACATACTCAACGCAGGCGCGCAATACGCTTTCGTTATTACCGATAGCGGCTCGACCATGAGCGGCCAGACGGTCAGCTTGACATTGGGCGCCAATAGCATCGCCGGGTTTAATGCGGCAGGCGATATTGTTCAGGCGATCAGCAATAGTAATGCGATTGGATGGGCGCGCTACACCTTCAATGGCGCTAGTTTTGCGCGCGTGGGGCGTGGCCTGCGAGGGTTCCTCTATGCGCAGATTAGTCCCAATGTGACACGTCTGGTCGGAAACGCGCTGGTGAGTAGCGCGAGCGACCCGCTTGGTGGCGCTTCTCTCGTCGGTATGGCGCGGGGCCGGTCGGCCTCGATGTCGTTGGCGAGTATCACGGGGTCGCTCGCCCGTCCCGCCGCGCTCGGCAATAACAAGATCGGTATTGCCGGCGTGTCTTATCTCGGCAGCATCTATGTGCAGACTCTGGAGGTGGTTCAATGAGTAAGCTGCTTGTGCGCGGCAGCGTCATCCTTGCCGCTGGCAACATCACCGTGGCCAACGGCCTGGTGTGTGCCGAGAATCAAAACTTCCCGGTGGCGGTCCTGGACGACGGCGGCGCCTGGTCGATTGTGGACGGGGCGCTGCCGCCAGGCGCGCATATCGAGGACTGCAAATACGTCGGTGGCCAGGCGCAAGTCGTGGCGCAGTTGCCGCCAGAGGCCGAATACATCGCGGCATTGGAAGTGATGTTCGACCAGGTGGCGCGGCAGCGCCGTTACAACGACCGTTACACCTGTGCGCTGCGGGCAGGTTATCCGGGGCCGTTCCAGGAGGAAGGCAAGGCGTTCGGCTCCTGGATGGATGCCTGCAACGCCCTGGGCTATACCACGATGGCCAAGGTCAAGGCGGGGCAGATCGCGTGCCCTACCATGGCCGAGCTGGTGGAGTCCATGCCGGCGATGGTGTGGCCATGAGGCGACGTGCCCTGATTTTGGGCGTGCTGGTCCTGTGCCAGCTTATCGTGCTCCTGGTGCCGCTGCGCGCGGCCTGGGCGCTCCTGGTCAACCCGGACCGCGCCTGGTCCATCGCCAAGGCGTATGACCGCCTGGGCAACGTCGTGGCCAATGGCGACGGCAAAGAGACGATCAGCAGCCGCGCCAACCGCGCGCGCCAGGAGCGGCGCCGCTGGGGCTGCATCCTGTGCCGCTGGCTCGATGCGATCGACAAGGACCACTGCCGGCAATCTGCCGGCGAATAGCCGCGCCAGTTCAACCGTTTCACCACACTGCCCCGCCATCGTGCGGGGCTTTTTCTTATGGGAGGCACATGCCTGAGCAGGAACGAAAACTCACCGACGACGACGTGCGCGCGATTGTCGAGCAGGTGGAGGCCGCAGTCGCGCTGCGGTTCTATGGAGACATTGGCCGGGGCGTCTGGTCGCTGTTCAAAAAGGCGCTGTTGATGGCCATTGTGGGCTTTGCCGCCTATGGCTCTTTCAAGGGGGTGAAATGATTAATTCCAGAGACTTGGCGGCACTGAAACCGCCAGTGGCCGCGAAGGCGGCGGCCTTTATCACGGCCTGCCGCGCCGCCGGCATTGACGTGCTGATTACCAGCACTTACCGCGATGCCGAGGCGCAGACCGCGCTGTATGCGCGCGGCCGCACGACGCCTGGTGAAAACCCGCGACCAGGCAAGCCGCTGGGCGACATCGTGACCAATGCGAAGGCCGGCCAATCCTTCCACAATTACGCCTGCGCGTTCGACTTCGTGCCCCTGGTCCTGGGCAAATGCGCCTGGAACGATGACCGTCTGTTCATCCAGTGCGGCGAGATTGCCGAGTCGGTCGGCCTGGAGTGGGCCGGCCGCTGGACCGGCAAGATGCACGAAATGGCGCATTGCCAGTACACGGGCAGCCTGTCCCTGGCCGACCTGGCGGCCGGAAAGGAGGTCAAGTAATGGACATTGACATCAAGCCTGTAACCGCTGTCCTGGACTTGGGCGGCAAGCTGATCGACCGCCTGTGGCCAGACCCGGCGCAGCGCGACGCGGCCAAGCTGCAGCTCCTGCAGCTCCACCAGTCCGGCGAGCTGCAGCAGATGGCCGGCCAGGTGGACATCAACAAGATCGAGGCGGCCAGCTCGTCCGTGTTCGTCGCCGGCTGGCGGCCGTTCGTCGGCTGGACCTGCGGCGCCGGCCTGGCCATGCAATTTGTGGTCGGCCCCACGCTGACCTGGGCGGCCGCGCTCCTGGGGCGCCAGGTCGCATTCCCCACGCTGGACATGGGCACGCTGCTGACGCTGTTGTTTGGCCTCCTGGGCCTGGGCTACATGCGGACGCAAGAAAAGCTCAGCGGAGCGGCCAAATAGCCCCGTAGAGACGAAAATGCCGGCCGGGTGGTGTCATCCATCCGGCCGGCGCCCAGGGCCGTCTAAAGCCCGTTATTCCTTCCGCCTGGCCGTCCGGCCGGGCAATTCTTCCTGTCCCATCCTTTCCAATCCGCCAATGATGCCGTAGAATCAGCGTCCAGAAAGACGAAAACCCCAACGGTTGCCGCCGATGAGGTTCTCTGAAACTTCCACCTGTCGTAACCAGGAGAAGCCTTGGCTCCCATTATATCGCGCTCTGTGCAGCGCGCAACAGTCTCGCACGCCGCATTTGGGCGTCGCTTACCCTATTTCGCGGGGTAAGGGCGTATGCAAGCGGCGCAACTTCGACTTTTCTCCCCTTCCGACGAAGCCGAGTGTTATCACGACACCGGCCGATATGGCTATTTTGCAACACTCGTCAAGGACGACAAGGGCGTCATGCGCCAGGACTGCTACAGCCTGTCGTTTATGCCCACGGTCCTGTCCAGGCTCGATCCAAAGCGCGACACCTGGCTTTCCCAGGCCGAATTTGTCCGGCCGAATCGCCGCGTAGTCAACCTGGCCAGGATCGGCCTGCTGTTCGCCGACCTGGACACCTACAACATGCCCTGGTCGGCCGGCCTCGATCCTGACCGCCTGGCTTGGATGGTCATGGACCATTGCCGCAACGAGGGCATCCCCGAGCCGTCCATCCTCATTTTCAGCGGCCGTGGCATTCAGGCCAAGTGGCTGCTGGACGGCGTGCTGCCGCGCGCCGCCCTGCCCCGCTGGAACGCCTGCCAGCGTCACCTGGTAGACCGCCTGGCCGCCCTGGGCGCCGACCCGGCCGCCAAGGACGCTAGCCGGGTCCTGCGCCTGGTCAACACGGTCAACAGCAAGAGCGGCGAAGTGTGCCGCGTGGTCCACGTCACGAATGGCCAGGACGGTGAGCCGGTCCGCCACAACTTTGAATACCTGGCCGAGGCGCTATTGCCTGTCTCCCGCCTTGAGCTGGAGAGCCAGCGGGGCCAGCGCAAGGAGCGCGCCGGCCGCCTCTCGGTCGTGCAGGGCGCGAAAACTGGCGGCCTGAACAAGTTCAGCGGCCGTAAGCTGGCCTGGGACCGCCTGGAGGACCTGCGGACTCTGGCCGAGCTGCGCGGCGGCGTCGGGGATAGCGAGCGCACGGTCCACCTGTTCTGGCGCCTCAATTTCCTGCTGCTGTCCGGCGCCACCAACAGCGCCATGATGTACCACGAGGCCGTGGCCCTGGGCCGTGAGCTGGACCCAAGCTGGAGCTACCGCAGCGCCGAGCTGATGACCCTTTACGCCAAGGCCAAGGCGCACGAGGCGGGCGAAAAGGTCGAGTTTGGCGGCCGGCAGCTCTCGCCCCTCTATACGCCCAAGAATGACACGCTTATCAACACTTTCCAGATCACCAGGGACGAACAGCGGCAGCTCCGCACCCTGATTGACCAGGATATGGCCGCCGAGCGCCACAGGAAGCGCGACGAGGCCCGCAGGCGGGCCGCTGGGGCCGTGGATCGCTCGGCCTACCTGGACGCTGCAGAGGCCAAGCGTGGCCAGGCGCAGGCCCTCAAGGCCCAGGGCTTGAGCGTGCGCGCCATCGCGGCGCAGATGGGGGTGTCGGTCGGTGCCGTCTCGGGCTACCTGCGGGTGGACGGTGTTCAAGGTCCCTGCGTATTACAGGCGGCCGTGGGTTCGGCATAGGTGTTCAAAGTCCCTGCGTATTACTAATGGCGTAGCCTTAGTGGGGGTTGCCTTGGGGTACTGGATAGGTCGGGGGTCGTCCAGCCCCGTAGGGGCGCCCCTGCCTCCCATCCGCAGGATGGGGGCCTGGATAGATCGGCGCCGAGGGGTCCCGTACCCTCATTTAGGCCCGTGGCGGCCCCCTGCCCCGCCTTGGCGCCGTCTTCCCGGCCTGGCTGGCGGCCCGGTATTCGGCCAGGTCAAATATCGCCTGAGACAGGTCCCTGCGTATTACTAATGGCGCAGCCCGCCCTGGGCGACGGCCGGCGCGTCGCGGGTTTCTGGCTTTTGTTCTATCGGGTTTTACAAGCGTAACCGGGCGTGCCGAGTTCCCCGTTAGGGGAATCGGTGCGCAAACAAGCCGGCCGCAGGGCCGCGCGTAGGTGTGATGGTAAATCCGCCCGGAGTGGGCGCTTTGATGGTCCGCAGACCAGGGAGAAGCCAGGGCGGATAGGGCCCTGGCGGTTTAGGGCCGTGCTGGCCAGGTGGCTACTTGCCGCCCTGCTCTGTTTCCAGCGCGTCGAGGGCGCGTTTCAGGAGTTCGCCCAGGGTCACGTCGGCCGCGTCGGCCATGGCGTAAAAGCGGTCAATGTCAGCCTGGCGGGCCTTGATGTTGAATTGCTCGCTGCGGGCGGTCCTGCGGCGGCGCTGTTCCCGCTTTGGCGGCGCCTCGGCCGGCGCCTGGCGGCTGGGGAATCCGGCGTCCTTGGCCACCTGGTCCACTACCTCGCGCGGCACGGCTGGTCTTTCCCGTGGCGCCAGGTCGGACAGGTCGCCCAGGGCGCTTGGTCGTTTCGTGGTGTTATTCATGCCGCTTTCTCCTGCAGGGTCTTGCCGTTGAAGTTTCCGCGTAGCGCCTCGACCAGCTCGGCCGCCAGGTCTTGCACGTTGGCGATGGCCTTGTCGATGTTCGACACCAGAGCCGGGTCCAGGTGTTCCAGCGGTTCATTGAACCGCATGGAGGACTTGAACGCCTCGCGCTCGTGCAGTTCGGTCCTGAATATCTGTACGCCCACGTCCAGGAAGTCCTGTTCGATGTCTTTGGTGTTCCTGGTGCGGATGACGGGATTGGTGCGGGTCATGACCAGAGCGTGTGGCAGGACGTAGCCAGGCACATGGCGGCGCATCGAGTTTTCGTGCTGGCGGATCATGCGCAGCGTCTTGACGGCCTCTTTGGCGTCGAGTGCGCTGCCCTGGGTTGGGATCAACACGAAGTCCGCGCGGCCGATGGCCATCACCACGATTTTGGCGGCCGTGCCTTCCAGGTCCACCAGGACGAAGGTGTACTTGCTGGCGGCGTCCTCGATGATGTCGGCGATGGTGTCCTCGTCCACGCCCTCGGAAATGACTGTCAGGTCGGCGGGCATGTGCTTGGTCTTGTCCTTGAAGTCCTGGACGGGCTTATTGGGGTCGGCGTCAATGATGGCGGTCGGCGCACTCTTGGCCAGCGCCAGGGCGAGCTGCAGCGTAGTGGTGGTCTTGCCGGCGCCACCTTTGGATGATGCGGTCGCAATAACGGGCATGGTATCTCCTTGGTATCAGTTAGGTATCCGTTTGGTGTGGAGTTATCGGATATCTACAAGATACCAAAAAGAATCCCGCGAGATATCCGATATCCAAATAGTACCATAGAATATCCAAAAGATATCCACGGGATATCCGATATCTTATGGATATTCATAAGATATCCATAGTTCAGAGAATAGCCGTGGGATATCCGATATCCAAGGGATATCCGAAAGATATCAATCGAAGCGGGCCAGCAGTGTGGCCACCACGTTGTCCAGGTCGGCGCGGGTGTAGTTGCGCAGGATGCGCGAGAGCACCACGTCGATGGTGGCGCTGTACAGGCGCTCAAAGTCGATGGCGTCCATTTGAGCAAAGGAAATGCTCTTGGCTTCCAGGCGCACGTCGCCGCGCAGGTTGACGGTGGTGTCGAAGAAGCCGGCCAGGATGGCCACATCCTTGCGGAAGCGGTTCAGGGTCTTGCGCACCGGCTGGCCCTGGTATTCCAGGCCGCCAGGCGGCTCCCACTGGTGGAACGCGAAGTCCACTAGGCAGAAATATTTCTTGTGGAATTGGTAGTTGCGGACCTGCTTATAGTCGGCCCGCGTCAGCGCGCCCGCCTTCATCTTGTCGATGAATTGGCGGGCGGCGTCGTCAAACGGGACCAGGCAGTCGCCCGCCTTGGCCAATACGATTTCCATAGCGGGCCGGCCCTAGAACGGGATTTTGTCCATGTCCGAGGAATTCCGAGGTGGGGCAGGGCGGGCGCCCGGATGCTCCTGGCGCTGTGCCTGGCCGCCCTGGGCCTGTTGGCCGCCGCCTGGCGAGCTGCCCAGCATTTGCATGTTCTCGGCCACAATCTCGGTCTGGTAGCGCTCGATGCCGTCCTTGTCGGTGTATTTGCGGGTCTGCAGACGGCCCTCAACGTACACGGACGAACCTTTCTTGAGATACTGGCCAACCAGCTCGGCCATGCGCCCAAAGAAGGCGATACGGTGCCATTCCGTCGTTTCGCGCTGCTCGCCCGTGTTGCGGTCCTTGGACTTGTGGGACGTGGCCACGGCGATATTGGCGATGGCGTCGCCGTTGGGCATGTAGCGCACCTCCGGGTCGCGGCCCAGGTTGCCCACGATGATGGCGCGATTGACCGACGCCATTACACGGACTCCAGGCGCTCGGCGTGTTCGCGCTCGATGGTGGCCAGCAGCTCGGCCAGGTAGGCGCGGGCGGCCGTTATCTTGACCTTGATTTTTTCCTCCAGGGCCAACTCGCGCAGGTAGGTTACAACGGTGACGCGCTTTTCTTCGTCCACATTATCGACCAGGTGCAAGTCCTGCTGTTCGTAGCGGATAAGCTCATCCGGCGTGGAAACCAGGAGGAACGCAACGTCATGGCGGATGGCGTCCCAAAGCATCATGTAGGCGCGGCCTTGCCACTCGTACAGTGAGTCGTGTGCCTCGGCGGCCGTGAGCGGGAAGGTGGACTTGTCCCAGGACGATTTTGCGTCGATGGTGCGGCGCTTTTCCGGGACGTGGATGTCGCACTCGCCCGTCACCCATTCATTCGTCTTGCGTTCGGTGTTTTTGGTGTAGTCGGTGAAGAAAACCGAGTTGTACAGGGCGATAGCGTCGTTTTCCACGGCCAGGCCCTTTTCCATGTACTTGGTCGTTACGACCTTATGGAAATCGAGCTGGTACTCCCTGGCGATGTCCTGCATGTACGACTTGGCGCCGGCCGACAGCGTGCGGTCCAGGGCGCCCTGGAGCGTGGCCAGGTCGGCGTCCGAGCGGTCGGCCACCTTCATTTTCTGGATGGCCTTGATTTCAGGCGTTACCAGGCGTGGGTCGATGCGCGCGGCATCGGACATGAGTAGGCCGAGCGAGGATGCGCGCGGTTTGAAATTACTGGCGATGTTGGGATTCATTGAGTTCCTGGGTAAGTTGATCGAGGGCCGCTTGCTGGTCGGGGGTCACGGTGTACTTGTCCAGCAGCTTGGCCACGGTGAAGCCGCGCGCCCTGATCTGGACCAGGGCGCGCTTAAAGCGGGTGTTGGAAATGGGGTCTTTGACCAGCTTGGGCGGCACGGGGCGGATGCGCAGGCATTCCACCAGGTCGCCCCGGAAGTCGGCCTTGCTGGCGTACAGCGTGATCGCCTTGCCTGGCCAGTCTTCGATGTACGAGCCGTACAGGCGCGAAATCATCATGGCGTTGGTGTTGTTGAGGATCATCGGCAGGTGGTCGCCTTGGAAGCGCGCCACCAGGTAGTAGTCCTCCTTGTCGTCTTCCATGCGCAGCAGCTCGCGCGTCACGCTGTCGATGACGACGGCCAGGTCCTCGCCGTTGGGCAGCGAATGCGAACCCAGGAAACGCGGGTCCGTGAGCTTTTTCCAGTGGGTTTTGCCGGTCATGGGCGGGCCTGCCTTTCCTGGGCGATGTGGTCATAGGCGACCAGGTAGCGGCCTTTGCGGTCCAGCTCGTCCCAGGTCGCGGCCTGGTCCGTGCGGTCGGACGTGGCTGGGGGCGGGGGCGCCGGATCGGCCTGGCGCTCGTCGCGCTCCTGGGCATTGGCATAGACCAGCAGCAGGAAGATGACGAAGCCGGCGCCGAGCGCCCAATCGCGCAGGATCGCCACGGCGCCGCGCGCGGGTTGTTGATGGGGGTGGTTGAGGTCGTGGGGTTCGGTTGCGAGGGGGTTTTTCATACGCGCCGCTGTTGAGTGGATACAGCGGCAAATTATGAGTTAAATCTATTGGACGTTCAATAGATATCTAGTTAAGCGCCGATATGACGGGTTGTACCCCGTTTACTCGTGGGATAGCAGGCCGAGCTGGTGGGCGAGGAACGCCGTGGGGAATATCTGATCGCGGCCGAACATTTCGGGCAATTTCCGGTAGAGGTAAGCCACCTTGTTCTGGCTGATGCCGAGCAGGTCGGCGATGTCGGCCGCCGTATGGCCATCCAGAACCAGGCGCAGCACTTTGCGCGCGGTCGGTGTGAGCGCGATGTCCAGGTCCAGGTTGGGCAATGCCTTGCTCAGGATGATGGATTCCATGGCGGCGATGGCGAGCCTGGCCAGGTCCAGGCAATCGGGGCCTGGGCTGGGGAGCGCAATGCGGGGAGTGGACAGGGCGACAAAGCCCACGGCGCCCAGCTTGCAAGGGATCGCGGCGGACCAGGTGAGAGCTATCCCGTGGGCTTGTGCTTCGCGCTTGAAGTCGGCACGGGACCAGTACATCGGGTCCTGGTACTCGCTCGGTATGGCGGTGCGCTTGCCTGCAGCGACGTGCGAGCCGTGCCGCTGGCCGGGCGAGATAAAGCGCTCCAGCCAGTCGGGGGTGTAGTTGTTGAAATAGGAATAGCGTGGCTGTGCGGCCGAGTTCGGGACTTCAAAGCCGATGGCGGCGTGCTCATAACCTAGGTGGCCTTGAGCCAGCAGCGCGAATTTGAGGAAAACCTCGGTTTCGTGGCTGACGTTTAGCTCGTTCCGACAGTCCGCCAACCAGCTCGGCGAATAAGTCATGCGAAATTGTCGCATAAAAATCTAGTGGCCGCCTACCACAAGATAGTGAAGCCCGCAACGCGGTTGGCCGTGTTGTTACCAACCCGTAACATAGGCTACATTGGCGGGCTAAATAGTTTGCCACACTGACAATGATGTTTCTTGTTGTCACTGCTATGGGCTTGCCCATTGCGGACTTCCTTTGACACCCTAAGCGTTGCCATTATTGGCGCTTGCGCTCCCCTGGGCGGCAGATGTTGGATTGCATCGGGCTAACGACGAAACTTAAAAAATTGCCAACCACGGCAACTGGTTTCGTCGCCCGTGAGGTCGCCGTTGAGGTGTGAGAATTGGTGAGAATCTAGTTTTTTTCTAAAAAACGATTAGAAAAATCACGTCTTCTTCACGGCCAGCAACTAGATTTGCGGTATATTGAAGGTTAAAGACACTACGCGGGGGCAGGGTGAAGCTGAGGGACGAGTTGGTGAAAATGTTTGATGACATGGACGCGCGCCACCAGGGCGAATTGATTGATATTGCGCGTATGTACCGGGCTAAGGGGGCGAAGGCGCGGGCCGAAAGTGGCCCGCTCGCTTCATCTATGGCTGTGCCGCGCTTGCGGCTGGTGCGGGGCGGCGGGGCTACTTCTCAGCCTGTCCGGGAGCCTGTTCACTGCGCAGCCTCTTAGCAATGGAGAGCAGCGAGTCGCGGCCGTCGTCGTCGGTGTCGCGGAACAGGGACAGCATGAGGCTTTCCTCTGCCGTGCAGCGGTGCAGCGTCGTGGCGGCGTGCGTATCCTTTGCGGCGCCACGCTTCGCTGGTTTCTCGTCCGCCATGGGCGAGCCGTCACCGTTTTCCAGCCAAATCGCGTTGACCTCCAGGGCGGCGGCGATTGAGGCGAGCTTGCGCGCGGTCTTGCTGCGACCTACTTCCAGATTATTAATGGTGCCCTGAGAAACGCCGGATTCCTCGGCCAGCTTTTCTTGCGACCATTTTTTTATATGGGTCCGTGCCCATAACAGGCGGTCTTTGAGTTCTTTCATGTGCTTTTTGTCGGCTGAAAGTCTTAATTGGGTAACCACAACTGTAATACAAAAACTGATGGAAGTGGTGCTATTCCGTAGCACCAACTACGGCATAAAATATTAGAAACCTATTGACGACGATAACCACAAATCTGATAATTAACGAATGGACACACAGAAAATCGTCGCGGAACTGCTGGAATCGGGCCTTTCTCAGCAGGCGTTAGGGAAGGCGGCCGGGTGCTCGCAATCGACCATTTCGGCCTTGAAAAGTGGTGAGCGTGGCAAACGCATTTCCAAGGCGCTGGGGGACCGGCTGCAGGCGATGCACAAGGGGATGACGCGGAAGGCGGGAAGCAAAAAGGCCCGGAATCCGCTGACACAGACCCCGGGCCTCTAGTCGGTAACTCCACACCAAGGAATTATGACCATGAAGATGATACCAGATGCGGCCGCGTGGCAACGAGTGCGGACCAATGCCACCTTTGCGTTGCTGGCCACCTTGCCGGCGTCGCGTGAGGTCGCGGCGCGCACGGTGTCGGCGTCGCATGGCCTGGCCATCGGCACGCTGCGCCGCTGGTTGGACCAGCAGCACGACGCCAAGGCGGTCCACATCGCGCGCTGGGAGGGTAAGGTCCCCATTTTCGCGTTTGGCCCTGGTGAGGATGCCGAGCGCCCGGCCGCGACGACCAGGTGCAGCAAGGCGGCGCCCCTGGATTGTGACCAGGCCACGCGCGAGAGCGCGCGCCAGGCAGCCGACGCGGCGGCCAAATTTGGCTGCGCCTGGTCGGCGCAGTTTTACGGCCGCGTGCCGGCGCCGGAATGTCGGACGTAAGGTGCGATTGGTGCGAGCGTGACGCGGGGCGGACCCATGCCCAGCGCGAATGCTGCCGGTTGCGGCGCATCGCCAAGGCGCCCAGGTTTGCCCAGGAGGCAATTGCCGATGGCATGACAGCCCAGGAGCGGGACGAGCTGCGCCCCAGGCTGCAGCAGGAAATAAAGCGGCTGCGCGCATTGCGCGGCCAGGTTAAACGAAACAGAGGGTAGAGCATGGCGAAGGCAGTTACGGCGTATGTGTCTGGCGATGGCGCGATCCACTTGGACCGAGAGGAAGCAGAATTTGCGGACTACTCGGCCGAGCTGCGCGAGGACGTGAGCGACTTTATGCGCCAGTCCAACATCGAGGACAGCGACGGCGCCCTGGCGCGCATGCTGTGCAAGTGGGACCTGTGGAAGCTGGGCGGGTTTGAGGGTTGGCGTGCGAGCCTGTTGCCGCAGATGACGATGCACGCCACCGTCCCTGGTCCTGTAAGCGGAGGGTGTGAAGTTGCCGCCCCCGCAGGTCCCACAAGCCTACCTACAGGGGCGGCCGCAAAGAACGCGGCCGCTCCCAAGCCGGTGGCGCCGAAGCGCGCCTATCGCCGGCACATCGGCGTCATGGGCCTGGACCGCGCCCAGCACGCCGACATGGAGCGCGAGTTCGGCGCTGTGTTCCGCTTGACCATGCTCGACGGCGACCAGGCCAAGAAGGGCTGGGAGAAAGTGAAGGGCTGCCACAAGGTCATCGCCCTGGATAAATTCACGCCCAGGGTGGCCATTGCCTCGCTGCGTTCGCGCGGGGTTGAGCCGCTGGTGTTGCCTGGTGCGGCAAGCCTGCTGCGCGAAACACTCACGTCCATGTACGTGGAAACCTAAGGGGTGGTCGGCATGAGCTTTGCAGACAAGTACGTGCGGTCCCTGTCGGCGTCGAACCTGCGGGACGACGAGCGGCATACGGCCACCGAGGCGCTGGCCGCATCCGGCCTGGCGGACGTGGGCGGCCTGGGCTGGTTGCTCAACCGCGTGCGCTGTACGGTGGGCGACGCGGCCAGCGTGGCCAAGCTGCACCTGGCCTGGCGTGATGAAGTGGTCCACCAGGGCAAGGCGCGCAAGTGGGCACAGATGGCGACCGAGTGGGATGCACGCGCCGCCCTGGCGCTGTTCCAGCGCGTGGCCGACCGCTCTCTGGCGCACTGGTTCAACGGCAAGTGTGAATGCTGCGGCGGGGTGGGGCGGTACACCGAGTATCTGTCGTGCGGCGAGTGCGGCGGCACGGGTGAGGCGCCCCTGGTTGGCGGCGGCGCTTACGAGCTGGAGCGCATCAAGGACATGGTGAGCCTGTTGCGCGAGCTGGAAGGCGAGCACAGCTTGCGCGCCGCGCGCCTGCTGCGGGATCGGCCTGCAGGTCACGCGCCTGGCGTCGCGGCGGGCCTGGTGTGCGGCCACGATTTCCAGCTCGTCGGTGTCGTGTTTGGCTCGGGTGATCGGCATTGGCACTGCCGCCACTGCGGCACGCATCGCGTGCAGGCGGTGCCGCATGACCGCGTGGCGCCCGAGGCAGCGTAACGATGCGCGCCGTGCTGTATGCCGACAGCGACATGGAACCTATTACGGTGATCGACGTGCCGGAATGGGCCATGGCCATCCTGCGCACCGGCCGGGCATTCCGGTTCCCGGCGCCGACGCTGCCGTGCATTGAGCTGCGCACCGAGCCGCCGCGCCTTGACCGCTTCCCGATGGTCGAGGTGTGGGCCGAGCGCTTTGTGCGGCGCGGCGCCGCCCACTGGATGCTGTTCACGCGCCAGGACGAAGTGGCGATGCTGCTGCGGTCGGAGTTCCTGCCAGGTCAGCACCAGGAGGTGGTCGCACAGTATCGGCGCGGCCTAGTCGATGGCTTCTTGCGCGCCGTGTCGGCCTTACGCGACGACGATTAAACCAGCGTGTTCTGCTGGCGGTCCCAGCGCGCGAAATCAATCTCGGCATGGCGCAGGCCCAGCGCCTTGAGTTCGACCAGGGCGGTTTCGATGGTGGCGAAGGGGCGCGGGTTCTGGCGTTCGGAGCGCAACACGAAGTCGGCGCGGCCGCGCAGGACGATGCACCAGCGGCGGCCGTCGTAGCATTCGATGGCGGCGCGGGTGATGGCGGCGGTCTGGACCAGGTGGCGGGCGGTGGCGATTTCGACGCTTTGCATGGGTGTGATTCGCAGTTTCTTAGTTATTGCGCCGCAGAACACTATAAACTGCGACGCGGGAACCGGCCAGGTGAGGCCCCCGAGTAGACATAAAACCCCTTGCGCGTAATTGTTTGGAGTTAGATATCTACAGGATACCAATAGGATATCCCATTTGTGGGGGGGGCTGGTCAGTGCTTGATGAGGCCGTGCGCCTCGGCGTACTCGGCCAGCGCGCGCCCCATGAGAGTCTGGTAGCCCTTGCCGGTGCTGCGGTATGCCTTGAGCACAGTCGTGTCCACGCGCAGGGCGGTGCGGGTCTTGCGCTCGTCCTCGGCCAGGGCTGGGCGACCGCGCGGCCGGGCTGGTTTCATCTTGGCCAGCATCGCGTCGGTGGCGGGCGGGTTGTCCGGGTCGGTCATGGCGGCCGCCGTGATGGCCGCGTCTTCCTCGTCGGTCGGCATGTAGATTTCAAGTTTTCGCTTTGACATATTCGGTCACCTCTCGTTTGTTGGCTTTGCGCAGGCTGATGATGCGGCGCACGTCGCCACGGTCCGTGTAGATGACCGCGTGCAGGCGGTTGCCCAGTGGGGCTAGCACGTACATGCGGACCTCGTTGTAATCCTCGCGGTCATCTTCCGTTTCCATCGCATTGCCCCAATCCAGATTGGCCGCCTCGGCCAGCGATACGCCGTGCTTGTTGAGGTTGGCTTTGTCTTTGTTGGGGTCGAATTCGATTTCCATGTGATTATTGTGCCCACAAATAATATGCGCGTCAAGTATATTTTGTGACCACAATAAAGCGGTGGGAAAACCCACCACAAGACCGGCGCGGCGGCGGGCGCCATGATTCCCTTGCGCGCTGGCGTGGTCGTGACGCGAGCATGACGGATAGGCCGCGTGGCGGCCCATCACGACACACAAGGGAGTCTCTATGCTGGAAAAATTCTGCCGCTTCACCCTGGACGGCCTGGCCAGGCTGGCCGAGCTGGTCAACGCCTTGTCGCGCTGCCTGGGCCGCCTGGCCGACGTGCTGGCCTTGCTGGTCCTGCTGCGTGCGGCCGGGCTGTTCTGATGGTCAGCGCTTGGCCTGGTCCGCTTCCAGCCGGGCCGCCTGCAGCGAGCGGAATACGGCCTCGCTCATGCTGACCGTGCCCGCCTCAAAGTATTGCCACTGCCTTTCCGAGTAGCCCATCGCGGCGGCCGCCTCGCGCTGCGTCCAGGCGCCACGCGCGGCGACGATCTGCTCGGGCGTGACCGAGCTGGTGCGTTTCTTGTTGGCCATGTTAGCGGGGGCTGTATCCAGCTTCCGCCAAGGCGGCGCGGATGGCGTCAATGCCGGCAATCATTTGGTAGGCGAGGCGGTTGCGCTCGTCGTGCGGCAGGTGGGCCTCGGTGCTCTCATAGAACTGGCTGAACGTCGAGCGCTTGCAGAACTGTGCGAGCTGGTAGGCGACGTCGGGGTGCATTTCGGCGCTGATGGTGACGGGCTTGGGGTCATGTTCTGCCATGGTTGAAACTCCTATAGGGTTTGAAATTGGAGGGCGAACAGCCCGGCCACCGTGTCAGCGATGGCCGGGCCGGGTGCGAGGTGGTTTAGGCGCGCGTGGCGGCGGCGTTAATCAGCATGTTACCAACGTGGAGCGCTTCGGCCGGCGTCATGTGAATGGAGTTCTTCATAAACAGGCTGTCCTTCTTCATGCGCTCCTGGTTGCCCGACACGAAAGTCAGGGTAATGGACTGACTCTTGCGCGCCTTCGGTGGATCGTTGCTGACCTCGATAGTTGGGGTGCAGCGGACGTGCGAAATGGTTTCTGCTTGCATGGTATCTCCTTGGTGTGGATGGATGTTTGCCAGGTGTTTCTGGCGTGGCTACTGCTCGATGGCGCGGCGCGCGGCGGTGAGGCCGATTGCCGCGATTAGGTCATTCCAGGCCAACGACAGGGCCAGGACCATTGCTTCGCCCCTGAGCGTGCGCGCCAGGGCGACGCCGGCGCGGTAGTCCTGCCGCGCGGCGTCGATCTGCTGCGGGGCCGGGGTTGCTTGCTTCATGTGCGGATCTCCTTTTGTAAAGGGTGGAGTGCCAGCCCTATGCCGGCGCTCTCAGTGGGAAAGCCGCGTCGTGCGCGGCATGGGGTGGTGCTGTGTATGGCTGTTACTGCGCGGCTTCTTCCAGGTTGGACAGTGCATCGTCCAGGCTGCTGGCGGCGCTTTCCAGGTTGTTGGCGGCTTCTTCGCTCTGCTGCCCACGGTCGGACTGCTGCAGCCCTTCCGGCAGGTTGTCGAAGGCGTCCCGTTCTTCGTTTTGCAGTTCTTCGATATCGCCTTTCAGGCTTTCCAGTTGGGCGATGATTTCGTTGATGCGCTTGCGGCGGTCGTTGTTCATGTTCTCTTTCGCTGGGGTTGGTTTAGGCGGCGATGGCGGCTTGCTCTGCGGCTTTGCACTCAGCCAGGATGCGGGTGATTTCCTCGCGCATTTCCTCGGCGGGCAGGTTGAAGTCCACCAATGCGCTGATTTCGTTCAAGGCGGATTTGCGGGCAAAGGCCAGGTCGGCTTTTTGTTTGTAGTCTTTGGCGTCCATGCTCAGCATTTCCCTGTTCCTCAGTTCCGCGCTACGAAGTGCAGCGCCCATGAGTAGAACTCTAACACGCAATAATTGCGTGTTGCAATAGGTGTGACGAAGTTTTTCAAGGGCAGTCTGCAAAAAAACAACTAGAAACCTATTTACACAACTAGAAATCTAGTTATAAAATCCGCGCCACATGCTCATGCACTCGTAATGCGGCCGCAAGGTCCACCGATAGCATGATCCGCGCAGCAGATCACCACGGTAAGGGGAGCCGCTGCGCGTTTAGAAAACACGGCCCGCCAGAGATGGCGGGCTTTTTTATTGGCGCCTCACATGCAGACACCGGCCAAGAAAGCGAATTTCGAGGAATTGAAGAAGCAGCGCGACAAGGCGGCCGACAGGCTGGTCGAGCTGGACGCCGACGTGGAGCCGCACGAGGTTGCGGCGCTGCTCGGCCTGGATGTGCCGCGCTGGCGCCGCATGGTGCTGGGCGTCGATCAGGATTGAACAGGACAGGAGGCGATGCCTGTGTTTTGCCCGGTAATCGAGAGAGAGCCGGGCTTTTTTTCGGGTGAACCATGGACATCAAGAGCCTGCGATTTGCGGCAAAGGCGACCAGAAAGGAGTGCAGTGGCTGCCTGTTTGAAAACGAGCGGTCCAGCGTCTGCAAGGATGCGGCCGGCGAGGCGAAAGCGCGCGGCCTGCCTGATTGCGACGACGCCGACCCGGACGGCCGCAGCTACATCTACGTGGAAGACCCGACCGACCCGCGCCAGATTCCCCTGCTGGAGCCGCCGACATGATGCGCCGCACGCCGATGCGCCGGTCCGGCTTCAAGCAGCGCGCCGGGCCGTCGCCGTGTAAGCCGGCCAGTCCAAAGGCGATTGTGAAGAAGTCGCCCGGCATGAGGACCCGCCAGCGCACGGTGGCGGCCGAGGAAAAGGCGTTGTGGGACCGGCTGGCGCGCGAAGTTGGCTGTATCGCCTGCCGCCAGGATGGAATTTTTAATGACCATGTGAGCATCCACCACGTTGACGGCCGCACCAAGCCTGGCTGTCATCGCAAGGTGCTGCCGCTGTGTGGTCCGCATCACCAGGACGACGGAAGCGGCGCCATTGCCGTGCATCCCTGGAAGGCGCGCTTTGAGGCGCGTTACGGCACGCAGGACGAATTGATGCTGATGTGTGCTGCCTTGCTTGGATTGGAGTCTTTGGGTTGATGGAGAAAGTAGAAATTGGCGGGGCGACTTTGTACCGCGCCGACTGTCAGGAAGCCTTGCCGCACATTGGTCTGGTCGACGCGTTGATTACCGACCCGCCTTACGGGCTGGCCGGGGCCAACGTCGCTATTACCTGGGGCGAGACGAAGGATTGGGCCGATGCGGCCAAAGATTGGGATTCGACGCCGCCGCAAGACATCGTGGCGGCCTTGATTGCCAGGTATCCGAAGTGCCTGATTTGGGGCGGCAACTATTTTGCACTGCCCCCATCGCGCTGCTGGCTTATATGGGACAAGCCCGACAGAGGGTTGTCGATGGCTGATGCCGAGCTGGCGTGGACCAACCTGGACAAGAACGTTCGCAGTTTC